AAAGAATATAACATCATATTTATCTATTGTCTCCCCAAAATATGTTCCTGGCATGTAAGGATCTCCTTGATTTCCTTCTAAATTGCCTAATGTTCTGTAATCATGGTTTTTATATTTAGATAATATACTATTTATATTCCAGCCATTATTAATTGCTATTTGAGATAATCCAATTTCTTTATAAACTATTATATAAGCCAAATCTCGCGCGTTATTACATTCATCTTCATTAAAAAAATTAATATTTTTTAAATAAGTAAAATATTCGCGATCTAAACAAAAAAACATAGACATTACATGACTAAAAGAAACCTTGTCTCCGTATATTTTTTTTAGATTATCGTCTATTAATATATGTATAGATGTACCAACTACTTTTACATCTTTATCATAGAATAATTTTAAAAAATATTTATACCATTTTTTATCTGGATGTTTATTATCTAAATATGGACCACAAACAGACGCATTCATAAAAAAATAATAATCATAATCTTTAGTGATGTTTTTAATAGCATAGCTAAAAGCTCCAAAATCATAACCTTTATTTTCTCTTTTAAATACACTAATATTATCTCTTTTTGGAATATCTACTGTACAATCGCCATTTATTATAATATAGTAATCTATTTCATTTAATATACCTCCATTATTTAAAAAAAATTCAAAATTATTTTTATATTTTTCATCTTTTTCATAGTAAGCATAGAATAAGCATAATCTATTATTACGAAATTGTTCTTTTTTATTCTTATTAATTAATAAAATAATAAAAATAAAAAATATTATTATTATTATCGGTATGTAGTTTTTTTTTCTCATTGTTAATTAATAATAATATTTTTATTTGCTTTCAAAATTGGTATTATTCATATTATTGGTACTAATTGGTATTAATTGGTACTAATTGGTACTAATTGGTATTAATTGGAGTAAGCCAATCCACCCATACCGGACATTATTCTTAGTACATTGTGATTAACAGCGTAAACGTCTAAAGGTTGTAAAATTTCTTGGTAAGTATAAGTTATAAATTCGATTATTCCAGTATCGGGAACAGTATTGATGTTACTAAAATTAATAGTTGCACGATCAATTCTTGAAAAGTTACAAGTACCAGATGGTTGATTATTGTCATTTGGACTAATGGCAAATGAATAAACTGCAATATCATCGGTAAAAAAGTGACCGCCTCCACTTTTAGGATGGTGTTCGTATATTTGTTGACGTGTAAAGTATTTCAAATTTCTGGGACTGAAACGTTCGATACCATTAAAAGACAGAGACATCCTTGTATTCGTTTTTGCAATAGTATTCAAAAAATTATTTGGATCCCATGGTTGTGGGGGTCCTCCTGTATATGTAACAGTAGCATTATTTATTATTAAGGGGGCAGGAGATGCACCACCAAGAGTTCTTCCTAGATCATAATCTGCATCGGGATCAAATGATTCACCGTATGATGGATCGTATGTATTAGTTGCGACAAAGTATTCAGGATTACCTGTAATTATCAATTCTTTTACTGGGTGATTAAAATTTAAATCGAATGAAGCTGAATTACTTGTTGTTGTATTCTCGTTGATTGTTTGTAACTGAACCTGATCGATGAGGTATTCATGTGCATTTTGTGCGAACTGGCGACGTTCGACGGAATCCAAGTAAACGTATTCTGCGAAAACTTTAATACTTGATATGTTTGTTATTACACTTGTACCTGGAAAAGGTTTTACCCAGTTATCGGTTTCTGCAAATGTAATATTTAACTTAACTTCGTGGTACTGCAAAGCAATGAGTGGAAGTGCAAGACCTGGATGTCTGCAGAACCAAAATTGTAAAGGAAAATATGCTTCAGATGGTGCATTTGAAGTATTTAAGCATAAACCGAGTATATCAACTCCAGCTGCTTGAACCTGATTGATATTTTGTGTTCCTACGTGGGTATATGCCATTGTATCATATAAAGTTGCAAAATCGTTTCTTGATTTTTGGTTTTCCTGTGCACCCGAAAGAGGTAAATCAGGTGTAGTGGTTGGAGGTCTTGATATCATATTACTTCCGTTACTTGCACCATTATTATTTGTAAAAAGAATATTTTGTAAATTATTTGGTGCTTCAATTTTAGATGTATAAACATAATTAAAACAAGGTTCTTCACCCTGAGTTGTTAAATAGTACATGTTACCAAATTCATAATTATTTTGATAATTAATACTGGGTGTATACTGTGGATATAGTCCAGATATTGCTCTTGCAGTTCCATATGGATTATTTTCATTAAGGTCTCTCCATATCGATAACCATTTTCCATATTGTGTGTCAATTATTTGACCACCTATTTCAATTTCAAATTTTTCAAATAGAGCATGTCCAAGATCGGAACAAATATAAAGTACATTTGTTGCATTTTGTTGATTATCGGTTGGATTTACACCTTGTAACGGTATTAATTCACTTGGATTGTAATGTATCCATATTCTTTTGAGTAAATCTCCAGTTTTTGGAATAGTTACACTAACCTTTGAACCTGGTCTAATAGTTCCTGCGATTGGTATTTGAACACTTTCATTTGCTGTATTTGTATGTCTACGGTATACTGATTTCCAATATGTCATCTGCGGAAAACCTGTTAGGTATATATCCTGGGCACCAGTTGCAACCAATTGTACAATTGCCGATGAACTCATTTAAATTATTAGTCTTATTAATATTATTAATATTATTAATTCTTTAATATTATTAATATTATTATTATTCCCATTCTCAGTATTCCCAATATTCCCGTTCCCAGTATTCCCAATATTCCCAATACCAATACTACTAATATGCATATGCTATATTACCCATACCGGACATTATTCTAAGAATATTATAATTAACTGCAAAAATATTTAGAGAATTAAGTTGTTCTCCGTTGGCAGTATCAAAATTCGAAAATACAAACTGAGGTTTAGAAATTCTCGAAAAATTGCATGTGCCAGATGGTTGATGTTCATGGGGACGGAGAGCAAATGAATATACCCCTATATTATCTGTTCCAATTTGTCCAAATAAAGCATTTGATGATCCAGAACCACGGTGACAATCCCAAATTTGATTACGTGTAAAGTACTTTATATTTCTACCGCTAAAACGATTTCCCTGATTGAATTTCAACTGTAATTGAACATTACTTGTTTCTGCTCTAGTATTTAAAATATTATTTGGAGTTCCTATACCTTGACTTTCTATACCGTAAGGTATAGGTGTACCACAGAAAACAAGTTCCTTTACAGTATTACTAAAATTTAAATTAATTTGTAATTGACCACCTGATAAATTATTTGCAAAACTATTATTAAACGTATCAAATTGTAACTGATCGATGAGATACTCATGAGCATTTTGAGAAAATTGGCGTCTTTCTGTGGTGTCTAAGTATACATATTCTGCATAGACCTTGATACTTGTTAAATCTACATCGGAATACTGAAATGCATGTATTTCTTGCCATGATGCAAGTAATAAATTAAGTTTCACTTCGTGATACTGCAAAGCAATGAGTGGTAAAGCAAGACCTGGATTTCTACAGAACCAAAATTGTAAAGGAATATATGCTTCTGTTGGTGCTTCATCAACTGTGCTTGCAACCCAACCGTGATCATTTACAGTACCATTTGGAATGTTAGTAGGAACACTTGGATAACCATTTACAATAAAACCATTGGTTATTATATAATAATATAATTGTACTGTTGGATCATAATATGCTGTATTAAGATAATATAAAGAAACTGCTACATATTTAACACCATTAAGTGTTATTACCTCAAGAGGTTGTTGGGGAGGTAAAGGTCCATTTATATCTAAATATGTATATATATCAACAGGACTATTAGCACATACTGCAATTTGGCCACTTGTTGGAAGTAAATTTATTAAATAAGGACAATCTATTAAATTATTTTCAGTTTCAGCGTAAGCAGTACCTGTAGGTACTACTAAATCTGTACCAGTAAGAGTTACTGGGGCTCCAGGCGGATTTAATACGGTACATTTATAAATAACTAAATAACCTTCTGGAGAATAATAATTACTTTTTCCTGAAGGATTTCCATAATATATATTATAATAATTACCAGCAGAATATATTGTGAGTGATCCTTTACTACTATTGAATAAAACATTATTTGGATTGTTTACTCTAATATTAAATAAAGTAGTACTATCGTCTGGTATTATATTGGTTGATGCAGAAGGAGAAAGATCTGCCGGATTTACGGCACCTGTGTAAATTTCAAAAACATTTGATACTTTGTAATGTGTAGCATCTACTAATACTCCTGAACCAGGATATGTACTTGGACTGTAAGGAACACAATTGTTAAATGTGGTAACACCCGAAGCAGTAGTCAACGTTGCAAATTCTATAAAGTAATTCTGTATTGCACTTGTTGCAGGTATCTGGTTATCATAAAATAGATAAATCACGTTTAAAGGGTTATTTTCAAAGGTGATCAATTCATTTATGTTTGATATTTCTAAGTCAAAGGTACCAACTGTTGGAATTGTTGTGGGAGTATTAATTAAGTAAGCTATCATACCTCTAAATTTATCAGGATCTGGATTTGTATGTAAACAACAAGCTTTAAATTGATAATCTAAGTACGTAGTTAGCTGATTATGATTGTAACTCATTCTATCATATGTATTACAAACAGTAGGTTCAGCACCTGTTGGAAAGTTGTAAACCAGGAAATTATCTGTAGATGGAGAAGGTGCTATAAATGATTGTATACTTAATTTTGACCATATTGTTAACCATAAACCATAATGTCTATCAATCAAATTACCCCCTATTTCTATTTCAATTTGTTTGAATATGGTATTTCCTAAATTTGATGGAACTTTTCCATCTGTGTAAAAAATATAACCACCTTTATATATTGCCGAAGGACTATACTGTAGATAAATATTCTTTAGAAGATCTCCATTTCTAGCAATTACAACAGATACAAAATTACCTGGTGATAAATTACCTATAATATCTTGTTGAATAGATTCCATGGAGAAATTTGTATATCTTTTATAAACTGATTTGTAAAATGTTATTTGTGGATCACCTGTAAGATAAATATTTTGTGCTCCATATGCTACCAATTGAATAATAGCACCTCCCATAGTTAATTAATTAATTAGTAATAATATTCTTTTTTTATATCTATTATTAATTAATTAAATAATAGTATTCCACCAAGTCTCATTTAGACTAATACTACTGAGAATATGCAACACCACCCATACCTCCAGATATTTTAAGTATATTGTAGTTAATGGCGTATATCTCTAAAGGATTTAATTGTTCATTTATACTAGAATCAAAATTTTCAAAGATCAATCTAACATCAGAAAGAAGACTAAAATTAACTGCTCCAGATGGTTGGTACTGTTCTGGATTAAGTGAAAATGGTATAACTGCTATATTCCCCCAGTTACCTGAACCTATTCCTGTATGTGATTCCCATACTGTCTTACGAGTAAAGTACTTTAAATTTCTCGATGTAAACTGATCCTTACCATTCATTACCAATTTCATTTTTACATTTGTTTTTGATATATTATCATTTAATTCTCCGTTATATTCACCAAAAGTATACATATACTTGTTATTACTTACTACAATTGGTTTAGGTGATCCCCAACCTTTTGTTGCATATATGTATGGCTTGTTGAAATACTTCAGGTTCGATTCTACTACATTTGGATCTCCAGTGATTGCCGAAACGGTTGCCGTATTTGAAATTACATATCCATAATTTACCAAAGGAATTACATAATTTACAGGATTTACAGTTGTTGATATATTAGCAGAAGAATAATCTTTTAATTGAAATGGATTATTTGGTTGACCACATATTATAAGTTCCTTTACAGGATTTTGAAAAACTAATTTAATATTGTTTTGGTTATTTGAAGTCTTTTTTTGCAATTGTTCTATAAGATATTCATGAGAATTTTGAACAAATTGACGACGTTCTACAGTATCAAGATAAATATAGTCTCCGTAGAATTTAATAGATTGTGACATATTGAATATATTATTATTATCTACCTGTTGTATCAAACAAGTAGCAAAATTTGTAAAGGTTGAAAGTGTTATATTTAGATTTACTTCGTGATACTGAAGTGCCACAAGTGGTATTGCAAGTCCTGGATTTTTACCAAACCAGAAAGGTAATGGTATATAACACTCTGTATTTGCTTGATTAAATGATACGTAAGTAGAACCTGTTGATACAGCAACTCCCGAGTTAGTATATGCCATTCTGTTATACCCACTTGTACACTGTGTAAGATCTCTAGAACCATTTGGTTTTGTACCACCTGTTCCTCCATATGGATTATCTTCTGTAAGATCTCTCCATATTGTTAACCAAGTACTATAAATACGATCTATTATCTGTCCACCTATTTCAAGTTCCAATTGTTTGAATATTGAATGACAGAAATCATTTGAAATAGTTGTTAAATTTACATTGGAATCTGTATTTGGATAAATAAGATATGGATCTACTTGTATCCATATTCTCTTAAGTAAATCGGCATTACGTGTTATCGGTATTACTATTCTAGTATCTAGAGTAGGTGAATCATTCGGTATAAGAAGTATTGATTCTATTGCAAAATTTGTATGTCTACGATAAACTGTTTTCCAAAATGTTATCTGCGGTTGACCTGTAAGGTAGATATCTTGAGCTCCGTATGCAACCAACTGTAAAAGTCCTCCTCCCATAATTAATTATTAATTAATACTTAATACTATTATTAATTAATACTTAATATTCTTTTTTTTTATTAATACCATTAATAATATTAGTTTGTTGGAATTAGTACTATTATTATTAGACTAATTGGAGTATGCAAGACCACCCATACCAGACATAATACGGAGTACGTTGTAGTTAACGGCGTAGATGTCGAGGGGCTTGAGAGTTACTTCACCAAGATTGGTGAACACAAGCTGGGCAGTGTCGATACGGGAGAAGTTGCAGGTGCCAGATGGCTGATGTTCTTCGGGGCGGAGAGCGAAGGAATACAATGCAACTGCATCGGGCTTGGCCGTTGCACCGAAACCAGTGTGGCAATCCCATACCTGGTTGCGGGTGAAGTATTTCATGTTGCGCTCAGTGAAACGGTCCGTTCCGTTGAGAACAATCTTGGCCTTGACATTCGTGATAACAACTGGCTCAGAAAGAATTTCAGAGGGAGTTGCACCACCGTTAAGGGCGTTGGAAGATGCATCAAGGGGAGAACCAGTCCAGATAAGCTCTTTAACGGGGTGGTTGAAGTTGAGGCGGATGGTGCCACCGTTGGCAGTGTCGCTCTGGACCTGGAGCTGATCGATAAGATACTCATGAGCATTCTGGGCGAACTGGCGACGCTCGGTGGTGTCGAGGTACACGTAGTCGGCATACACCTGGACGGTGTTGTAACCAGCATACACGGCTGTTCCGCTAGCAACGGCTGCGATCTTGGCAGCTGCAGCAAAGGTGATGTTGAACTTGACTTCGTGGTACTGGAGAGCAATGAGGGGAACGGCCAATCCGGGGTTCTTGCAGAACCAGAACTTCATGGGTACGTATGCCTCAGTTGGTGCACCAGTAAGATTGGCAACAGACGTTCCAGTGGGAATACGGCCTCTGTGGGTGTATGCCATACGCTGGTAACGAGTGGAGGGGGTAACGAAGATTCCGCTTGCATCAACCTGGTCATCGTGGACATCTGGTTCAGCACCGAGAGCTTGGATACATCCCTGAGAACCAATTGGGTTGACCTCGCAGAGATCGCGCCAGATCGTTAGCCACTTGCCGTATTGACGATCAATGAGCTGACCACCAATCTCGAGCTCGAGCTGGTCGAATAGGGCGTGACCGAAATCTGCAGCTGGGTACAAAGTTGCACCGGTAATGAAGCTGTTGGGGTTGTACTGCACCCAGAGATTCTTGAGCAAATCGCCGTTACGAGAGATCGTTACGGAGACACGAGAACCAGGGCTGGAAGTTCCATTGATCGTCTGGAGAATGGACTCAATGGAGAAGTTGGTGTGTCTGCGGTAGACAGACTTGAAAAAGGTGATCTGGGGCTGACCAGTAAGATAGATATCCTGAGCGCCGTAGGCAACGAGCTGCATAAGTCCTCCTCCCATTTTTGGTTTTTAGTGAGTTGTGTGAATGTTTATACTCCTAGGAAATATTTTATTTTAATTAAAAAATACGAAAATTAATTAATTAATTAAAAAATACGAAAATTAATTAATTAATTAATTAATTGGAATTAATAGTACTAATAATACTAATAATACTAATTGGACTAATTGGACTAATTGGACTAATTGGACTAATTGGACTAATTGGA